AAGTAACAGCATTCATTGTATATGAATATGTTGTATTAATAGCAAGTGTTACTGTTGTGTTTCCACTACCAACTGTTGTGCTTGTGGTGGTTGCTGCAGATGGTACAGTCACATATGTAAAGTCGCCCCATTTGGTTGAACTTGAATATGCATACAGACCAGGTAAAGTTCCGTCTATTGGTAATTCATAAGTAATTGCAATTGCTTTTGTACTGCCGTTTGGATATGCATATCCGGTACCAACAAGAAAATCACCTTTTACGTCCATCTGTCTATGGCCAAGTCTAATATTTTGACCTGCGCCTGGAACTTGAAGTGAATTTGCCCAAGCAAGGTAACCATTGGCGGCAAGCACTTTGTAATTAATAAATCCAGTTTTATCGTTAGGGTCTGTGGTTGTTCCGTTTACATATAGATAATTATCACTATACTTAATCCAATTAATTTTTGGTGATGTTACACCAGTTATTTCTTTTTCCCAAACCAATTGATTGTTTGCTCTAAACATATATATGTTTGTATTTGTTGCAGCATACCAGTTGTTTGATGAATCATAACTTAAACCAATGATTGTATTTCCATATTTGTTGACATTACTTGTTCTAATGTAAAGACCTTCTGTATCAAACTTATGCACTTGTCCGTTTGCTGACCCAACTAATAAACCACCACGATTTGGTAAAGCAATAATAACGGATGCGTTTGCCGCATTGCCTGCATTATAAAACGTGAAATACAATTCACCTGTAATATCAAGACCCGTAATTAAATTGTGTTCACCAGTATAATATGGAAAATCTTCATCGTCAACACAGATATCTTTAGAACCAATTGAATCTGTAATTAAAGTGTTCCAGACATTTTGTCCTAGATAGTTAAATTTTGTAACACGGGTTGACCTATCATCTGGAATGTTTGTTAATAAGTATATGTTATTATTTCCGTCAACTGTTACTGAATCACCATAACTTGCTACTAGTGTTCCACCCACGTTGGCCGCAGGAACAGATTTTCTCCAATATATTGAACCATATGGATCAAATTTAATAACTGTTGCCTGTGGTAAACCAGTAACTTCATTCTGTGTTGTCATTGATACTACAATATTATTTGCAGAATCAAATGCGACACTATGGCCATATGCATTGTTGGCTTGTGTATCTATTTGACCAAACAACATACCCCAAGCTCTATGTTCATGTGGGTCAGTAGCAATTTCAACCTTTGTATTACTATACATGGTGGTATTGTCAAATAAAATATCACCCAATGAAGCAGTGTTTGCTTTGTTGAAAGCATTCTGTGCCAACTCTTGGTTGGTTTCATAATATGTATTTGATGTATTGGAATTAAAAGAAACTGTAGTATACAACTCAGTAAAGTTGTTATTTGTTTTAGTAAAAGCCGTTCTTAATGAATCGCCTTTGCCATCATTTGCTCTAATACCAATATTAATAATTTGTTTAGCCATTTAGTTCTCTCTTGTTTATTGGTTTGCGGCTTTGTTAATTGTCAAAACAGTATTCAATGTATTGTCAGCCTTAGCCTCTTCCTTATCAACTGACAAGTTATCAATATCTGTAGTGACTCTGCCAACTGCGTCAACTTCAACAAACTTCAGTGGGTTCAAGTTATAAGAAGTGAATTTATAGTTTGCCAAAGTATTTATACCATATATGGGTTTGTCAGACACAAAGTTTCCTGTTAAGTCTTTTAGTCGTAATATGTTTTCTGTAAATTGAACAACAATGCCGGTGGCTGTTGCATCTTCTGCGGTGTATCCTTGATATACTTCTTCACCAACTTTGTATGTTCCGTAACCAGATTCTAAGTTCATATAGAATTCGATGTTTTCATCTTTTGATACCTGATTGTAAACAGAAACAAATGCTCTATTAATAACACCAGTCTCAGACATTTTACCAAATATGAAACCTTTGACTGTGAAATTTAATGTCCAGACAATCATTCTGGTATCATTTTCTCTAGCACCTTCATAAAGTATTTCGTGTGTTGTGCTATTCAGAATAACAGGAACTTCTTTGACTATGCCCATTTCTGGAATCAAATTTAATTTTACTGTGTAGTCTGGTGTAAAGTATGGTAAAATGTGTTCGATGATTTGTGTACCATCTTCAATGTTTCTGACATATATGTACAGATTAAAATCAAAATTGTATGGTACAGGATTATATTGTGATATAATTCCAGCAGGTACTGTTCCGGTAAAATTCTTAATATTTGTATTTTGTTTTCTGGAAGAATCATATGTCAACCCTGCCATTTCAAAAGACATTCTTGGTAGAGTTATCTGTACTTTTTTATCCAAGTTTGCATCATCTTCCAAACGCATGACATATCGTTCTTTTGATGCATATGCAATTGGTACAATAAACCTTTCAGTTTCCTCATTGTCTGTGTCGAATCTATACAATGTGATGTTATCAAATAGATTGCCAAATCCAACAACCAATTTTCTTATGACGCGGTTATATGATGACATTATATTTTTCCAAACGGATTATCTTCTGTGAAATCTATAATGTTATTTGCTTCATTAAACAAATAAAGGTTATCATAAGTTTCGTTTCTGGTACTGTCTTTGAGTGGATCATATGATGACAAAAAGTGCCGTGCATTACTTGTTGCACCAATAATCACCACATTGTCCGTGAACTCACCAGCAACATTTGTTACTTTCAATACATTGTTTACTGTGTTCCATTCCTGAACGATAGCAACAACACTTGAATTGGCCTGAGTTCCGTCAGTCGATTGATATACAATCTCTCTTGCTTCAAATGTTCCTGTTCCGGTACCTGTGTTCAATTCTATTGTGTAACTTGATTGTATCATTACATCATCAATGTCTTCAACACCAGTATCAATAACTTCTTGTGAGTATTTAAACTTCTCAAGTTCCAATTCATAGAAATATGGAATCTTGCGGCCTAACATAAAGAAATCTTTGGTTTGATTTGTAAATTTAATCTCAAGCAACTCACCTGTACCATTTAGAAACGGTACATAAATCAAATCACCTTCTCTAGGTCGAGTCAATTTATCTTGTGGTACTCTTTGAGAGAATGACCTCTTGGACAATATGATGTTGACATTGTTTTTAATTTCAAGCCCAAATTTTGAGAAGAATTCTCTTTCGCCTGTATACTCTAATGAATTGGAAAGATAGAATTCGATAGGAAACGCAGAACTAAATTTCTTAATTGGGTCTTCACCATAAAGAATGTCCCTATCTTCTTCATTCTCAATCGGAAGATAGTATGCGTCAAAACCCATTATCTTAATGGATTCTACAATTAAATCTTCAACTACTCGTTGTTCAGAATACGAATTGTAGTTGTTAAAGTATACATTGGTTGCCATATTAATTCATAAACATTTCTAGTGGTGCACCATATTTGTCACCAATTTCTGCATGTAAGGCATCAATCTCATCTTTTGCTTCGGTGTAAATCTTATCACCATTGAGTTTGACGCCGCCAGGTAACTGTATACCCTCAAACTTTTTAAGGTTATTTCCCCAAGATCGTTTGATAAGTGCCGTTGCATATTCTTTTAACCAACGGTCATTCCATACCATATTATACATTTCAGGATCAATCGCAGCATAACATTCCGCTATGACTGTTGTTCCAAGTGGTGCTTGTGAACGCCCCCAAGCCCAATCAATATATAGTCGTTGCATATGTCTCTGGAAACGAATTGGAACTTCACCTGTGAACATAAGTTCCAATGAACGCAAATGTTGTTGCGTCAGTGTATAGTTTATGTAGGACGCTGAGGTGAAGTCATACAATTCATTTAACCTGAGTTGGTATCTCAAATCGAACATGTTAACGGAAGATAATGAATCGGAGATAGGAAAGATGCGGGTTATACCAGCAATCTGTAATACATTATTTGACGAGTCTTTGGCCTCAGTTAAATTTAAATATTTGTTTGCGATATCGGTTGCATCAATTTTTTTGATGTAATAAACTTTTTGCAAACCGTCAAAGTGATAATCTTGCCAATATTGTAAAGCATCATCAATTCTGTCTTCTACTTGATCGTCATCAACATTTATTTCAATGACTGGGAATCCCAGCCTTCTTAGGCAATACTCTTTGAAAGCTGTTCTAGATGTGATTGGTTCTGCCATTATGTCCCCCTATATGAGGTATTTATCTTTCTCCGGAACGCAA